AATAATCATCTTTAGGTATTTCATTATCCCAATTTTTTGCTTGCCATTTTCTATTTTTTGCTTTTGATGCTTTGGGTGTATTACCTATCCCCATATTCATATTAGCCAAATCAATCCCATAAGGAGGGTCAACAATAGCCAAATCAAAATAGTTATCTGAATAGCGAGCCATTAGCTCCATGTTATCTTCGTTAGTTATTATCATATCAATTATAATTTATACTATCCCATACATCAGGCTCTCTCTGTGATTTAATCTCAAACCACCTAGCACCATTGCTAGATCCATCTACATACTCCTTACCATTATATTCTGCATACTTCTTACACCATTTGTTAAATGTTCTATTAGTGAGGTACTTCTTTTGATCAGTGTATTCTGCTATAAAGTTCTCAAACATTGATACCTTATTTAATCTCTGATCAAATGCTAGATTCTTATTATCTACCCATTCTATAAAGTCTTGAGATGTCTCATTGATAAACTTTCTTAGCTCTAGATTCTTAGCCTCAGATTCTACTAAGCCATTCTCTAAGTAATAATTTAAGCAGTTAATCATGTAATGGTCAAACCTTGCCCATTCCTGCTCATCCCAATCTTCAAATAGCATATAGCCAAACTCATCAAATGGAGTATGATGTGTACCAAAGTAACTACTCAGCTCCACTTCAAACATCCTACGCTTGAAAGAGCCACCATCTGCTTTAATAGTGTAGTTAGTAGAGATTAGTACTTTAGGTGAGTCTTTTACAGGTAGTTTAATAGCATCTCTACCTTTGTATTCAATAGTAAGTCCCTCAGTGATTATACTAAATAAGCTCTCAAAATTAAAGTTCTTTCTTACATCATCAAATGCCAGCACCTGGCAATCAGAAGATACAGTCTGATAGGGAAATGATTTATTTGAGTCAAAGGTTTTGCCATCAATGGTGCTAACTTTTTTCATGTATCCAATAGCATTAATCAGAATCCCTTTGCCACTACCTCCATTAGGATTGTCACTGATAGTCTCATCATTTAGAATAATTGCTTTGTTATTAGCTGAGGTCTTATAAGAATGTAGCATATAGCCTATGATGCTCTTCATAGTATCATATCTCTCTACCTCCTGCCCTGAGATAAACCAAATAAAAGACCTAAACATTGACTCATGGTGATCAGCATCTATTAAATCTCTTTCTATTATCTGATTAGCCCATACATATCCATTTAGCTCTGAGTATTCATATATCTCATGGTGCTTAGCAAATACTTTAACAGCTGCATTCTTATAGTAAATCATACCGTAATCTATCCCATCCCTTTCCATCTCTACATTAGCAGTATCTATCATGCTGAGGTATTGAGGAGTAAAGAGTTTAGACTTCTCAGCTACAGCATCAAATACAGGTATCCGATTTGATTGGACCAGGTACTCCATCACTCTATCCTTTATCTGAAATTCAGAGACATGATTAATAAAGTTCTCATTCTTAGTAATAAAAACAAAGGTCTTAGTATTAGCTACAGGATAATACTTATAGTACTGTAGATTCTCTAAAAATAGCTTGAATCGGTATGGTATTATTAATACATCACCTTTAAAATCATATTTCCAAAACTCATCTACTTTAATTACCTCCTTAATAGTCTGAATCTCTGACTCAATATTCTCTTTATTGTACTCTTTAAACTCTTCTAAGATGACAGCATCAGACTTACCACTCAACACAAAGTTAATGAGCTTATCTTTTTTCTCTTTATCCTCAAATTGCTTAGTATTAAAGTTAGCAGTCTTTTTATAGGCAGAATTTATCAGAGCTAGTATCTCTACAGATCCAAAATCTTTCTGCTCAAATCCTATGAGATAATTCTGACAAGTCATTCTATCCACTCCAAAATCATTAAAGGCTGCTGCTAATTTATAAAGTGAGGAGTTTCTATTTTGTGAATTATACTTCTTTTTAAACCAAGTCATCAGCTTATTAGCTATCTCATCAGTATCTAGGACCTTAATGTTAGTAATACTACCTACCTCACTGCTCTCAAATGGGATAACATCATAGTCAATGATATAATTCTCAGCATCTAAATTAACATAGATATCAGGATCATAAGATTCAAAGCAAGCTCTTGCAATATCTTTCCCTGATTCATCTACTCCATTGAATACTGCAGATATTTGCTTAAAATATTCTTTATATTCTTTGTCATCCTGTACTATTGGTATTTTGACTAGAGCTTTCACTCCATTACCTGATGGTGATGTCCAACAGGCAAAGATAGATTTGTGAGCTTTGAGTTCTACAATCAGAGCAGGTAGATCCTGCACATCATCAAAGTCTAAAGTCAGTAATCCTGATGCCTTTCTTAGAGATGCATTATTTCTCTTACTGAAATCACCTCCAAAGGTAACAACAGGCAGCTGCATCTTAATAGATTTCCTTTCCTCTTTATCAGTAGAGAATCTTAGGTCCTTACATAACTGCTCAGACTTGCCATTCTTAATCCTGTCTAGGTAGAATCCTACATCCTTATTTTGATAAGGTGATACATCCTTAATTGATTTGTAAAAAGTTACTTTCATAGTATAAATAAAAAGTGAGAGTCCCTGCTTAACACAACCGCCAGGAGGAATTGCAGGGATTTATACTCTCTAATGTTTTTTATCATGGCGATTATGTTGTTTGCAAATGTAATAAATTAATTTATAATTGATACTAAAGTGCAAAAATAAATTATTTGTGCTGTTTTGTGCTATTATTTGTGCTGTCTTAACTCCTATTGTTATTGGGCTGTAGAAGATTAGAACGAAAAAACACTTTTTTTTTGTAAAAACTGTTCACCCCCCAATATAAAAATAAATTTTTTTTTTATTAAAAATATATTATAAATAAAAATATATATATTATAGAGTATAGGGATGTGAATTGTACTTTCGTTCTAATTATCTGCAAGTCAATATCAGTAAGGGAATTATACAGCACAAAAAAAGCTCCGAAGAGCTTTAAATTATTTCTGCTAGTTCTTTAGCTGTCATATATTCTTTAAATTGATTAATCTTATCATACTCCCAAGGCATCTGTATCCTCACATTGATGTAATTAAAGTTCTCTATAGCAGATACTTTGTACTTATCCTCATAATCATTATTAATAGCAGCTTGCACTAATGGATCTATCTCATGGAGATATACTTTATCCTGCATCCTGGTCCATCTCCTGTGCATTCTGATACCATGTATAACAGTAGCATGATGTCTATTGAGCATCTTACCTATTTGAGTAAGTGATACCTTACATTTGTTAAGCCTATACATTACATAGTATCTCTTATAGACATAGGCTCTATTTCTGCAATCAGTATCTAGCTGATACTTTGTGATCTGTAGTTTTAAAAAATTTAGTTCTTTCATAATAACTTAGTTTGTGTTACTGACTTAAATAGATCAGACTGAGATTCTAATACTCCTGTAGCATTAATGAAATCAATCTCTACTTTAGCAGATTGGATTAGAGTTCCTGCAAGCTGAGATATTGCCTTTGCTTTATCCACCTCTACATTTACCTGGTCTGTTGTTAATGTCTCATCACTTAGTCTTTCAAGTGCCATGAAGATGTGATCTCTTAAATCACTTAGTTTGTTTTGTGCCATTGTTATTTATTTTATTTATTAGTTTACATTTTAATCTCATTACCTGTTGTAATTCTTTAGGCAATCTCTGTATGGTATTTCTAGCCATATTTTCTTTCAAAGTAATCATTAGCAGATTAGTAATATCATTATTTAGATAATTACCATCCTTATACACTACCACCATCCCCTTAGGAATTGGTCCATTGTGCTGTTCCCAAGTGTACCTGTTTAGCTGTTCCCAATGTGAATCTGCTATCTTAATATACAGGTACATCTTACCTCCTGTATCCTTTCTCTCATGAATAGTTCCAACAGGCTGAGTATTTACAGGCTTAGAGCCTTTTTTAAACATAGTCTTAGCCACTTTCTCATACAAATCTTTGGACATTTTTTGTCCTTTGTTAGGAGGTGCTTGACCTTTTTGAAATTGTGTAGCTTTACCACCTAGATAACCTGGAGGGAATTGAGTAGACCTTAAGTATTTAGGATCTTTCTTAATACCCATAGCAAATGCTCTATTATAAACTGATGACTCTGATAATCCTAAGTCATCTGCTATCTTCTTAGTAGGTTCAAATGGATACCTTTCTCTTATGATGTCATTCATACCTCTTCAATTAATAGAATTAAGTCATCATTCTTTTGTATGAGCTGCTTAACATGATCAGCATCATAAGCCTCTACTATCCTAGTCACTAACTTTACAGGACCATTCCAATAGTCAAAGGTCTTGAATATTACTTTATATATCTTCATTGTCATTATTTTTAATCGGCACATCTAAGCCATACATTAAGTCAAACATTGCAAAATCTCTATTTGCATTCCTTTTACTACCCTCATAATTCTGAAAGTACCATTCTCTGAATCTCAGGTATTTTTGGTGAGTATATTCACCATTAGCTATAGCATCCTGTACCTCAATAGCTAGCTGTGTGAACTCAGTCATTGGATTTATTGTTTATTACTTGTAAATACCTGAGGTAAAGAGGCAGATTAAATCCACCTCGTATCTCTTCTGCTGTTCTCCTGCTAGTCCAAAACTTTATAATTGCATTGATTGTCATAGCTTAGATTTAAGTAGGTTAAGATTTGCATCATTTAGAATAAACAGGGACATATATTCATCATCAGTCTCTGATGCATTGTAGGTAAATGGCTCAATAGTACCTGCTATGTATACATCACTATCATAGTCAGTAGTCCAATTAGAAATGTATTGATTGCCATTTTTGTATAGGTCTATAAAGTTCATAATATAAATTCTAAAAAAGTGAATAAAAATAAGATTGATAATGTTACAGTTGTAACAATAAGCATAGCTATAGCAAATGCTTTCTCTTCAGCTCCTACAGGAGTAAAATAATTAATTAGTCTCTTCATTGATTTTATCTATTAGGTTAATAATAACTACCCATTGAGAGTAAGCTCGTTTAGTAGCAGGATCTTCATCGCCAAAAGCATCTCTCAGCTCTACAGCCTGGTCATACAGTGATGCCTCCTCAGCTAGAATAATCTTCATAATTTGTTCTTTGTCCATGTGTAAAAGTTTTAATTGTTGATAACTATACGCCAAAGATATTAAAAAGTTTTATATCTGCAATAAAATAATGTAATTTATATTCATTCTAAATAAGGTAAAACATATAATAAAGGTAATTTTTACCTAATAATGTAATAAAGTAAGGTTATAACCTTAAAAATATCATGTAATTTTAAAGTATAACTTACAAAAGTATCGTTATTTGTAAACTATATTTAGCATTATTAGTCCCAAATCTTATCAATATATGGGACAAAAAAAACAGCTACAAGGCTGGGTAGCTTATAACTGTCTTTCTTTTACTATGGAAACAAGTGCTAAGTTAATGTTTATATTTGAATTTCAAAAATTCTATGTAAGTTTTATTATTTATTTTGAAATGTTTTCTACAATCATTACATAACATCCAATGATGGATAGTACCTCCTGCAGTCACTACCTGTTTATTATACCTTACATTATAGTTAGTGCATTCAGGACAGCAGAACTTCTCATCTCCCTCCATTACAGCATAATTAGTAGCAGGAGCTGCATAAGAATTAAGTTTATTGAATACAGCTTCTAGGACAGTGACATCCATTTTGCAATACTCTACCATCTTATCCATAGCTTTCTGATCTTTCTTAAATACAATATCTTTCCACAAATCTAATCCCCCTGTATCCATCTTTTGCCCTACTCCAAGATACTTAGCTATGTAATCTAATTTGTTTGAGTTAAAATTAAAGTACTTTCTAGCCCATTTAAGAGTATCTATAGTTTTAGGTGAGGGCATAACATCAAGTCCATGTATTATAGCTCTTGTACGCAACCATTTGAGGTCAAATCTATCCCCATTATGAGCCACAATTTCATCTGCTTGAGCCATAACTTTAAGGAATGCTTTAATCATAGCCTTATCTGACTGCTTTTTATCCCAAGTTAGGAACTGTACATCCTGCTCATGCTCCCATTTGTAGCAGATGCAGATAATAGCTCTCTCATGAATGATGTCACCTGGATTGATTGTGAGGTTATATCCTGATCGCCAAAATATACCAACATTGAATGATGTCTCAATGTCAAAAAACAGTCTTTTTCTTACCATAAGTGGTGTAAACTTAGAACAAATATTTCTCTCTTGCAAATTTAAAGAGATATGATAGCAGTAAGCCTATGCCTACTCCTACAAATAATAGACTAAGATTGCCTCTAGGTCTAGGTTGTGAAGCCTTAGCCTGTGCTTTCTCTACTATCCTATCTTTGTAGATAGTTTTTACCTTTAGTCTATATTCTATTCTTTTATCCTGTCTAGTCTTAGGCACATAGACTGTATTATACTTTATGATTGTATCTTTAGTAGTGATGAATTTCTCCCAAATTATATCATTATTAATTATAACAGGGATAGAATCTAAAGTTGTAATTCTTATAGTATCTCCTGTTTCTTCACAGGTATAACCTTTCTTTATTGCTTTATTAAGATGGTATTGTGCAGAGCAGCTGCTGAGGAGTAAGATTATAGCTAAGTATCTCATTATTCTTTTATTTCAAAGTGCATCCAATCGTAGTTTTTTTCTCTACCCAAAGATATAAAACCATGCTTGTAGAAAATATCTATCATTGCCTTATACTCAGGTCTTGCAAATCTTGCAGTTTTCGCTGATTCTTTGAGTAGATTTCTAGCAGGATCTAAGTCTATTGCTATCCCCCATGAGTGCATGGATAATGCTGTACCTCCCCTCATCTTTCTATAGTTAAAGCATCCACCGAATAAATCTATCCCTAACTCCTTAATCTTATCATAGCCATAGGTAGCTAGAAGCTCATTAAATACAGCTGTAAAATTATCAGCTACTAACTTATGGCACATCATAGTATTGACAGTGCTGTCTAAATCCCAAGCTATTCGCATTGGATAAGGTAGCTTAATCTTCACTAAATAACCTGCACCTGTTACATTAGCAGTACCGTATTTAGATGTTAATTCCCAACGTGTCATTTCAGTTTGTTTAGGTCCTCTTTAACTTCCTTAGCTCTAGCAAATAATAACTTCATTGACTGCCATAGGTCTATCCCTTTGACTACTTTATAATTCTCATTGATAGACATCACCTCTATAGAAGCTAGTACTAATGCCACTACTTTAGTGAGCATGAATGGTACACTGAAAAAAGTTAGTATGATGTCATTTAGTATGAATCTATCTATTAAAAAGAACATAATCACAGTAAGCTCATAAAGTGCTAGCTTACTAATAATAGATGAGAGCTTTCTACTAGTTATTTTATCCCCTATTTTATTAGCTTTCCAAATACCTGTGATAGTATCAATAGATATTAATACTCCTATCATTATCAGGATGCCACTTATTGGTAAAAAGAATGCAAAGCATATAGAGATAAGTGTCAAAAGTTCTGATTGTATTGATAGTGTTAATAGTGTTAATTGTGCTTTCATTCCTCTCCCTCCATTTGTAATGCTAGAATAAAACTAAGATATCCTATTATACTAGCTCCTGCTAGCTTAAGATATAGAGCAGGCTCAAATAGTAATGATATGCCTGTTAAGTATCCTAAACTGAATACTATTATAGATAAGACTCCTGAGTGCTTCATATTATTAAGATTGAATTATTATAGCCATTATTTCCTGCACCTCCACATAGACCATTACACTCTAGTAATCCATTAGATAGACAGCTACATCCATCAATCATAGGTCTAAGGTCAGTATCTCGGTTAGTTGTACCTGTGAATATTGGATACAAAGCTCTATTTTTAAGTAGGTATCTGATTAATCTTTGCTCAAAGAATGCAGCCTTTTGTGCATAGTGTTCCATACTGAATGCTATTGTACCTCTATCTACAGATGAGCTGTTATCTCCGAATTGAGTTTGCAATCCTTTATTCTTTAGCTGTAGACTAAGACCAAATACAGCATCTTCTGCTGCTCTCCATGCTATAATAGGCTGAATGAATGTTACTAAAGTCTCTTCATCAGGATCTAATGTCTGATCATTGTACTTAGTTAGTAAGTCATTATAGAATGTAGTACCTAAGATAGGCATGATTCTCAGTTGAGCTTGAGTAGCTAAGTAAGGAGTAACATTATTCACATCTACATTAGCTGTGATGGGTGTGTTATTCTTTAAGTAGGTTTCTGTTATAAAGTATAGCATTATAGTATAGGTGTTTGTGCAATTTGTGATTTGCTTTTATCTCCTCCAGGTACAGGAGGTAAAGATGCTAAGGCTCTAATCTCATTCTCAGTCATAGTCTCAAGTACTTTAGTAGCTACTAATGGTGATAGACTATTAAGTGCATCATTAGTCTTAGAGGTATCTCCCTCAAGCTCTACAATAGCCTCGTTAATTATCTGATAGTTATTGATAGTGAAATCTGCATCTATCTTAGCTATGAATAACAGCTCATTAAAGATGTCAGCTACCTGGTCTCTTAGTGGCATTACTACATTTTTCTCAAATATGATATAAGCCTGCTTAATATCTGAGCCATTACCTAGTGAGCCTGTAGTTCTGATTCCCATAAGTATAGGATCAATGGTGTGAGAGAAACAAATCTGCTCAGTATTCAGCTGTGATGCCTCTTGAAATAGACTATCATTACCATTGGTAGGTAGTGACTCTATCTTAGGCAGTTGGTCTGCTGAGTTAGCAAAGAATGCCACAGCTTTACCTGCATTAGCAGCACCTTTCAATCTATCAATAGTATTTCTTATCATGTTTTTCTCCTCCTCAGATTGAGGTCTTTTAGGGAACATCATAGCAAAGCTAGGAAAGACTGAATTTTGGATGTTACTTTTAGCAAAGTAGCTAAGTTCACCTGATAAGAAAGCAAAGTTTAGAGCTGAGGTGTACTGAGGTAATGGATAATAATCCTGCCCAATACATTCTACCTCATATACAAATAACTGCTCATAATCTCTACAGGTAGGAGTATATCTTTTTATCTCCTGTACATCAATCCTAGATGACCAATCATCACAAATATAATATCTCTTTCTATCT